AGGGCCCCATGTCTATTGAAATTTGGAAGAACTTTATAAGTTCAACTGGTCTAGATAGAAGCAAGAGTTTCTAAATTATTATTTATTCAATTATTTATATTAAAGATATTTTAAGATTATAATTTTAATTATAACCTTTTTGGAAATTGTATTAAAACAATTTAAATATATATTATGAGATAACCATTTCTTGATGAAATGATTCTTTCTATGAAAACCGTAATTGAATAAATTACGATTCTCGTTTAAGTAAGTATGTTAAGATTACAAGTAGATATTGTAACCTTTTCGATAAAGATTATGGCACTTATTGTCATAACCTTTATCATATTCTATGGGGAGTTCCTCCTCGTCTTCTTTTCTTCATTTTATATTTATCGCCCATCACATATCGTATGAAAAGGATATTTTATTCTTAGTAATTAGTAGCGGGTATGTGTGGGTAGATCTTTCATTTTCCAAAGTATTATTCGAGATATCTTCGGATTTATCCCTGGATATTTAATGTTTTTTTGTGGAGAAAGCTTAGGGCTTTCACACGTGACGTTTTTTTTGAAGGAAAAATAACGGCTACCCCATATCAGTTATATAAACCTTAATTATCATAGTTGGGAATCTTTATTAATTTGATAACATACGTAAACACCTCTGAGGTTTAAAAATGGATACAGTTTAATGTATCGACACAGGTGCCCCATTACGATGCAACACAATGAATTAATAACCCCAATGTAAATATTTTAAGTTAGGTATTAGTAAGATATGGAATCAATGTGTAAAATGGACAAGTGCAAACAAGATAATAATATGGTAAACGGACTCGGCTTAAATAAAACGAACAGATTTTTGAAAAACATTCTTTCTATTGTTTTCAAGAAAGAATCTAATAGTTTAGATGGAGTTAATTTTTATGAAACTCTACAAAGTACTAATTCTCATTTTGTATTAGATTATAGAACTAAAGTTCTAATATCTATGTCACAAGACAATTTTATCAAGAAAGTTAATAATGTACAAACACAAAATAACCAACATAAGATTTACAATTTTAAACAGTGTATATTTCTTGTTATTAGAAAATCATTTAAACCACAGGCAGGATTTTTATCTGACGCCTTTGATGCTATTAAAAATGCTATAAATTTAGTAAGTACGAATATCCATAAAGTCAATAATTTAGTAGAATTCAGTAAAACAGCAGTAAAAAATGGCGACGCTTGGCTTTTATTTGTGGAATTATTTACTTTAATTTTAAATATTAGAGAAGGTTTTGTTACACCAACAACTATTCTAACAACTATTCTTTCAATGTATACAATTTGTAAGAGAGTATCAAATGTTTTTAAACCTCAATTTTTAGAATCGGACTCATATGAGGCCGCTTCAATATTTTTGTCGTTTATAGGTGTTCCTGACTCAATAAGTAAGATTTTGAAAGATTATACTTCAATTACTGGGAAAAGATTATTTTCTTCCTCTTTTGTTTTTGATTTATTATCATCTTTATATACTGTTTTTAAAATTTTCCTCAATTGGCTTAGTGATAATCTAGAGGTGACTGGTTTAATTATAACACCAATCACTCATGTTTTAGATTTTGTGTTTGGTAATATATTATGTTATTCTAATGTAAAAAATGTAGCAACCCTTTATACGAAATATACATCCTCACCGAATGTAATATTACAACCCGATTTTAGAAATCAAGTATCCCTTCTATATGATAGGTTGAAAGGAGATGTTATGTTTAGTGATTATGTAATGAACCATGAAAACCGATTTTTCAGAGAAATTTGGCATTTGTTTGTTAACAATTTAGTTAGATATGTAAATACTTTCACTAGTAGTGCTAAAGAAGAGCCAATTTGTATAGTTTTTGAAGGGAAACCTGGTAGTGGAAAATCAGTATTAATGAATAATTTCGTTGAATATTTGAAAAGTCAAAATAGAACCGTTTATGTACATTCCGTACCTCCTACTGAAGGAGGAAAGGATTTTTATGACGATTATGAAAATCAAGAGGTTTTTGTTATGGACGACGTTGGTCAACAGGGTAAATCCCAATGGAGAACAATAATTAATTTTGTTTCTCCAGTTAAATATCCCTTAGACTGCGCATCGGCTAATAAAAAAAATACGAAATTCTTTAATTCAAAGATAATATTGTGTACAACTAATGGATTTATGGATTTGAATGCCTTTACATCAAAAGACTGCATATCAGAACCGCAAGCCCTTTTTAGACGTTGCCATGTTATAAAGGTGGAGCGATCAATCCAATCAGACGAATCGTTCTTGCAAGACTTAAGTTATTTTAAGTTTGACCATGTTAATGACCAGAAATGGAAAAATTCTTTCTTGTATCACAATTCGAAAATCGAAATGCCTTCTAGTATTAAACGACAAGAGAAAATAAAATGTTTGACTTACATAAGAATGCTTTTATCCCGATTAGAAATTAATGAGGAAACAAATAGGCGATCAACCGAGATGACAAAAGATGATATCGATATGATGAACGTAGATACAATAAATTTTGACCCACAGTTCGATATTTTTACGAAACTTTCTGACTTCTTAGGTAAATTATCTATTGAATGGAAAGATATTCAAAATGGAACTAATTTATTTACAGAATGGTTTTTAGGAATTATAAAACCATGTCAAGATTTAATATCATTTATTACTAAATATGTAACCCAGTTCATAACAGGGAAAAATAAAGATAGTGAAATCGTTACAATTATGAGAGCTCGTTCTCCAATAGCTATTTTAGGGGTTAATAATTATCAAGCTAATTTTCGAAAGTTAGCAGCTAAATATCACCCTGATAAATATAGGATTAACGATGAATATTCTTTAGAAGAATCGACTTTTGCTTTTTTACTCATTTCCTTAGCTAAACAACATTATTTGGATCCGAATAAATTCTCGGATGAAAGGGACTCTATGTTTAGAAATAGTTGTGATTATTTCCAACGATTAATGGATTTCGGAACTAGTGAACTAGGTGTTCAACATCGCACTTATATTTATTCCCGTTTTAAACAATTCCTATGGTATTTGTACCATGTCATGTTTGTAGATGACGATCGTCATGTACAATGGATTTTTGTTACATTTTATTCTCTATATATTTGCATTTGTTTTTATGCAATATTTCATAGCAATACTAAAGATCTATCCAACCATAAAAATTATGGATTAAAAGAGAAAGTATTGACAGCCTCGAAATTAGCATTAGATTCGAGATTATATATACCTCAAGTTTCTTTTGATAATACCATTTCAAAATTTTGCAAATTCGTAGTTATTAAAAGTGACGATAGATCGGATATTATTTCTCATGCAATAGTCAGTGGAAACAGACTTTTAATTAATTCTCATATTGATGTGAAAAATCCCATAGTTAATGTTTATTCTACTTATGAACATTATGAAAATAATCACCCCGAATTAGAATTAATTAGAATTAAATTAATTAAAGATTACATGTCTTGTGATTTGAGTGTTTATGAATTTATTCACATGCACTCAGTTTATCCCACATGTAGTCCAATTTTTCGATCTCGCAACATTACCCCCATCTTGTATCTGTGTACTTCTATAGTTAAAATTCCTTTAATTTTTGACAAGAATGTTTTTATTAATGATTTTGAGGTAGAATATTCAATGTATAATAAAAGTTTTAAACATATGGAAGGAACTGGTTTAATAACACCATGTGAAGGTGAAGGTTTGTGTGGAAGCTTTATTTATAACTCCTCAGGAGATATTATAGGTATTCATGCCGCCGGGGATGGTAAAAGGGGATTCTGCGCAATTCCATCAGAATCTACAGCTGAAATGATTAGACAAGACATGATGTCAGTTAGAAATATGCAACTCGAAATTGCGGATGAAAAACGATTTAATTTTTCAGGAGCTCGTTTAGTTTATCCTTCTGAATCAATAGAAACTACCTATCCTTCTTCGAGAAACACCATTCGAGAGAGTGTTTTACATGTAGATAATTGTTCAGAGATGGCGGAATTTATTAGTCATATACATGAAGAGGATTCAGACTTAGTTTACACACCTATTAATAAGAGGGGTCCTCCAATTATACAAAATCCTGTTCAAACTATCAAAAATACATCTATGAAAACTTTTATGAATCAAGGTACGGTGACAACCGATGAGATTAAATTTATAAAAGAGTGTATTCGCTCCCTTATGCCAAATGAAGATTATGATGATCTATCTGACCATGAAACAGCTTTTGGAAATGAAGTTTTTACTTCGTTGAACCACGATTCTTCTAATGGTTATGGTCACCCGAAAGGGAAAAAATCGTACTTTGACTTCGAAAATAAAATTATCCTACCTGAGTTTCAAGATGAATTTAAACAATTTTTATCTAGAGTGGAAACCGGAGAATATGAATACAAAGATTTTCTCAGTAAAGAATGTTTCAAAGTTGACGAATTGAGAGATGAAAGTAAGAGAGAGAAGCCACGAACAGTAAGGGTTTTACCCGTAACACATATTTTTTTAACAAAGAAAGTTTTTGGTAAACTAGCTCTTCATTTTAAGAAATTTAATCATGAAACTGGCATTGGATTAGGATTTAATCCTTTTAAAGATTTTGATTTATTATATAAGAAGTTATCTGATCCTAACATAATTGTAACTGGAGATCTTGATGCAGCGAAATGGGACGGTTCACTAGTCGCTTTAATAATGGAAGCTATTTTAGAAGTCATGTTCGAAAAATACAAAGGAAAGTATCTCTCTACTAGAGACTTTTTGATAACGTCAATGGTACGATCATTTGTTCTAGTAGCAGATGAATTATACATGACTACTCATGGTCTCCCTACAGGTATTTGGGTTACATTTCTACTAAATAGTTTATTTAATAGAGCCTTAGATGCTTTAGTGATTTATAGAAACGTTCCCCAATATAATGTACAGTCCTTTTTAGATCTAGTTTCATATGTAACTGGTGATGATAAAATATTTGGTGTCCCTAAACATTTGGCTCAATATGTGAACCTACTGACATTTAGAAAAGTATTCGAGTCTTTAGGAATGACAGCTACCAATGGAGATAAAACAGAAATAACAAAACCATCACAATCCTTGGGTAAGTTAACTTATCTGAAACGACATATGAGATTTCACCCTATTTTAAAAAGATGGGTAGGTGCTTTATCCATTAATACAATACTTAATATGACACAATGGGTAGATACCACTAAAGATACATA